GTGAGCACACGTTATTTAAATACGTGGCCTGCAACATCAGCAGGACTTTCCCAACACGACAGATTTATTTGTTTGCGTAAACTAACCTTCCCTCACGGGTGTTCAATCAAATAATCCCTCTCCTTGCGTAAACTACTACGGACTCTTCGGAGTCTCCGTCCCTCCTTTGGGTAAGGTGTTCAGTAAAAGGGGTCAGACCAGCATTTAGTAGCCGATCACTAGTTGGGTCTCTCGTTGATCACGAACTGCATCAGCACGGACAATTGGTAAATAACCACATTGTTTCTGATGCCATAGTTTATACCATGGTAACGGTTTTACGTCACAGTTAAGAATCTTTCCATGTGCATTTCTCCATAATTTCCCATTATGCTTGAGCGCCTTTTTCAACTTAAGTTGTTGGGCCTTTAAAAAGATATCCGTCTCGTCAAAGTCATCTAAATGATTTGCGCAGCTCGTAACAATATCTTCGATCTCGTCGCTGTTTGCGTAGATCTCCAAGCGTTTATCGCAAGGATCTCTTAAACGTACATCAAACTTGATCTCTGGGACAGGAAGATCCCTCCATAGTTTTTCCACCATGTCGGTATACACTTCTTGATTCTCGTGTTCGAGAGTTGTTATATTAAGACCATTTTCATGCTGAATGCTTTTAAATGGGTACTCCATCAGCTCGACACCAAGTGCCTGAGCGATAGCCTTTTGTTTAGTATTTATTTCTTCATCCAATAAACAGGATTTTAATAAAGAAACAGACTTAGGTTTATTTTCATTATAGGTTTGAAATATTACAGAAGCAGCACGAAGATGCTCTTCCGGAATCTTTTCCCAAAATTTCGGTCCTGGATTCAATCCAAGAGCGCCTATCCACTTAGGAAGATAGAAGGGAATGCCTGATAACATATCAGATTCTAAGGACTTGGCATTATGTCCTCTAAAAAGATAATCCAAATCATCATAGGCGAAGTCTAAGCCTCGAACCATATCCTGATGACAGTCGCCCAATGTAGCGATCTTCGTAATAACACCACCGGTGTTGGATCCTTGGTCAGACCGAAGGAGTCCTTTGATTAATCCAAAATTAACGAAGGGTATTTCTTTCAAATAGGGATTCATAAAATCTCCACGTGGTGTAATGAAACTATCTTCACCCTCATAAAGGATAAATGATCGAGAATTCATTTCAATAAAATCTTTACTAAAAAAGGTCTTACCCACGGAGTTCTTTAAACCAATGATAGCTGTAACATCAACCCAAATATCGAAATCGTATAAGGGGAAGCAACAGTCATCGCCATTTATCAAACCTGGAAAGTCAGCAATAGGAATGTGACCACCATAGTCAATTTCAAGGGCCTTGCGACACACAGTGAAATTTAAAATACATAAAACAACAAAGGAGAGCACCTTGCCCATAGGCTGCGCTTCAACTTGTTTTCCAATAAGATTAACGACTTGATCTCGTTTACGACGATCTGGCGTATATCCTCCTACCGTAGGTGGCTGGACATATTCAGTATCTAAATAATCGTAGAGAACAGTGTTCTTTGTTAAAGAATTAATGGCTAATTGTGTAAGGTTATCAGGTAAACCTAAAACTTGACAAATTTCTCGAACGCATACTTCGGTGTACTTAGCGACGAGTTCGTTGGTAGCATCAGCATAATCACCAGAACAAATACGTTGTCCGGCTGCTAATACTTTTATCCGTTCCAAAAGGTGAGCCTCCGTAAGAGGAGTTCCCGTAACTGCAAAACACTTATGTTTAAGCAATTGTTTACTCAAGAACTTTTGTAGCGGTTTCAAAATCCATGTTTCTAGCGCATTCGCTGTAGAGATGCCACGAACCTTAAAAGCCTCCAACAGGCCACACAATTTCATGCGCGAGCCTTCTTGAAGACATACATCAACGTAGTTGGATATATCTAAATCAGTACCGAGATTTTCATAATTATTTGATATCTCAAGATAACTGATAGATCGTAATTCACCGTTTTCTTTTAATGTGTCCATTTCAACATCTTCTTCACTATTGATAATCGGGGTACGAACAACAGGGTTGTCCTCTCCAGTGTGATTACAGTGGTCGACGGGTAATGGGTCTTTTAACATACCATACTTCTTCTTTACGAGAAGTTCTCTAGGATATGCAGGAATATGTTTCTTAACAACAGTCATACTGCCGCCAAATGAAACCTTATTCTCTACACATGCGGAGAGTGATGGGAAATGCCTATATTTAGGTTCATATAACTTACAACCAGCCATAACTTCATGTACTGAGCGAATTACTTCAAGCTCCATAAGTGCTGGGTTAAGGATCGTCTCCGTATCTAATCGGGGATTCTTAATAACTTTGTCACCTTGAACAGGTTTAGGTTCTGTAAATTTACGAAAGGTTCCTAAGTTGGATTCATGCGCCATTTCTTTAGTTGGCCTATCCGCACCCTTCTTGACGCCTCGACATAAAGTGTCTATGAGGGACATCATAAAAAAACGACTATTAAAATCAGTTTTTCCTTTTAAATTTGAAATCCAGTTATCAAACTGTTTATCGAAGATAAAACGAGGTTTTGCGAACGCATGATCCTTTAAGGTCTGTTCGTTAAAAGGGGAAGGAGGATACACATCCGAGTCCTTCGCGTATGAGGCAAACGCTGCGAGCTTATACTTACCTAACTTGATAAAATTAAAATCAAGAATAATAAGCAATCTGCACCACTGCAAGAATACCGATAGCATACGCTTACGGAGAACAACATAAGTCTCAACGTAACCATACATTAAAATAGAAATTGTGATATCCACTAATAATTTCCAAGTTGAAATACAACTAGGATGAAGAACAGTTTCATCTTTCTTATTTTTCTTAAAGAGTTTCTCAGCGCTCAACCATGATTGATTGAGACAGGCACCTTTAAGGGAAGTCTTAATATTACTGAGGGTTGGAATAGGAAATTCCGAACGAACAGTAGCGATATCAAAGGCAAAATCTCCAGCCTTCACTTGAAATCTTTTACTACTTAAAGCAAAGTTTCTTAGTGTCGTGACGTACTCATTGAGTATATCTTCTGGACCCTTTCCGTGGGACAATTTTAACTCTTCATTTGGACTGACATCGCTGTCAGCAGAAGAGTGAGACTGTATTGAGTTACAATCCCTCGCGATTTTGGAGGACTGATCTACATGATCCTCACACAGGTAACCAACCTGTTCCTTCACGGCTGAATCTAAGGAT